TGCATTTACCCAGGACGTTGGCATCGCGCCGCTACTTGATCTTATCTCGGAGTACATGACTCGAGAAATTGTCTGGCGATACGACGAGAACCTGCGATTTGCCTACACGGACATGGGCCGCCAGAGCCAGGGCGAGATGTCTGCCTATTACAAGCAAGCGCTTGCCGGACTTCCTTGGCTCCGTCTCAACGACGCACTTCGAGAGCGCGGTCAAGACGGAGTTGGCGAGCAGGGTGAGCAAATTTGGGTCCCAACCCCACAGGGATACATGCCGATGGACGTCTACATGAAGTATCTAGACAATCTCGTGGCCAACGGCGCCCAGCCATCACCAGATGGGAATACGCCACCAACGGCAAATAACCCTCAGGGTGTCCCTACCCCGCCGCAGGGTTCCGACATGACGCCAGATAACACCCCGCCTAATGCTCCGCAGTCGCAAACTTCAAAGGCTGACGGAGACCCAATCATTGTGTGCGACATTGACGGCACGTTGACGACGTCCGATGGAAGCGATGAGCCCAATGAGGCCGTGGTCGACTATCTACAGCGCCAGTCTGAGAATCACCGCATCTTTATCGTCAGCGCCCGATCCATGAAGCGCCTAGACGAGACGCGCGCCTGGCTGGAAGACAACGACGTGCCGCACGATGCCTTGTATTTGAGCGATTTCCCTAGCGGCGCCGGGCTGCAGTTCAAGAAGTACAAGATCAGCAAAATCCTCAAGGAGAACGGCGACGTCACTGAGGCCATTGAGAATGACAGTGAGGCTCGTGCCGCCTATAAGGCAGCTGGGGTGAAGAATGTTCACGGGCCAGAGGAGATCTCTAGCAAGTACGCGGCTGCGGACTATTCTGGGATTAACCTAACTGTCCCGGCCGCCGTCAAGGCAGAGGCTAATCGAGGCCTGAAGTGGCGTGAAGAATTTGGTCGCGGCGGCATTGGCCCTGGCCAGACCACCGCCCGTATGCTCATCGGCAACAAGATGACAATTGCCCGCGTCCGAAAGATGCGCGCATTCCTTGCTCGGCATGAGGTCGACAAGCAGGGCGAAGGGTTTAATCCCGGAGAATCTGGCTACCCATCCGCCGGGCGCATTGCCTGGGCTCTCTGGGGCGGAAATCCGGGCCAGGGTTGGGCTAACAAGATTATGCGTCAGGTTGAAGCCCGCGAGAAGCGCTAATGGCAGAAAAGCTCTATCACCAACAGCCGTGCTTCTGCATGCCCTGCCGAGTCCTCCGTGCTACCCCTCCGCAAAAGCCCGGAGCTTCTGATACGATGGGGCGCGATGAGCCCAAAAAGCAAAAGCCGAAGCGCGGGAAAAAGTCTTAGCCATTTCTCCACGTTTAGTGGGGTTGGCGGCATTGACCTTGGCATGCAAGCTGCTGGCTGGCACACAGTTGCTTTTTGCGAAAACGCCGCGTACCAGTCCGCCATCCTGAATCGTCAGTGGCCGGGAATCCCCAACTTTGGCGACATCACATCTATTAGCACGGAGAAGACTGGGGAGCCGTGGCAGTCTGCTACGCTTTGGTCGGCAGGATTTCCTTGCCAAGATTTAAGTAGTGCAGGAAAGCGAAAGGGGTTTGACGGTGAGCGCTCGGTCCTTGCGTTCTCGTTCCTCAACCTCGTTGAAGCCTTCGGGCCAGAATGGATCCTCCTTGAAAACGTCCCCGGACTCCTTACCTCAAACGCCGGCCGAGACATGGGCCGACTCCTCCAGGAAATGGACGAACTCGGGTATGGCGTGGCGTGGCGAACTATTGATGCGTCGAGCGTCGGAAGCTGTGAACTGCATGGGCGAAGGCGCCCAGTGCCGCAGCCGCGCCGTCGAGTCTTCCTTCTTGGACATCGTGGAACCGCTCGCGCCGGCGAGGTTCTTCTTGACGCGGGAGGAAGCAATGAACTACCTTGGGCGTTCGGTCGTGAAGACCGACTCTGGGGTCAAGAACGGCTTTACGCCGGACCTGCACCAAGCGATCCTGGACACCATCGACCAGCCGCGATTGATTTTGCGAAGGTTGACTACACTGGAGATGGAACGTTTAATGGGGTGGCCGGACGGGCACACACTCGTCCCAGGATTCCGACGTCTTCACGTCAAGCACACCAGCTCGTAGAGCTTCCCCACTCAGAGGGCGGAGACATTCGGCTTTATCGCAAGTCAGAGCGCAGCCAGCGGGATGGTTTCTTTGAGCGATGGGCCGAAGACGGGTCATTCTCCACACTAACCGCCTTCTCCTCTTCCGGGGTCTTTGGCCAGCACCTTTTGCGTAGCGGCGCATGCGTTGAGCATCCGCTCCTGGACCGGAACAATGAGTCAACCAGGGCAGATGCTTGTGGCAATGGCGTTGTAAGCCAAGTGGCGGAGTGGATTGGCCTGCGAATCGTAGAAAACATGCGGTTGCACGGCGAGATTTGATGTGATACGCTCCTGGTATGCCTCATAAAGACCCGGTAACCCCGGAAATCCGCTACGCAGTCATCAAACGCGACCACACGTGTGTGGGCGCTAAAATTGGCATGGGCGGCGCATGTGGCAGCCAATTTGGGTCTGGGGAGTCGATCATTTGGGAGCTTGACCACGTCGATAATGCCGGCATGGGCAAGCGCGGTCCAAGCACCATGGAGAATCTTGTCTTGATTTGTGGGTATCACCATCGAATCAAGACCGAGTCGTCAAAGCAGTGGCGACCCAAGCTGAAGGAGTACCTTGATGCGAAATCCTGCCATTCAGTATCCCGGTGACCGGGGGTGCTCGTATCACCTCTGCCCGAACCGGAAGAATGTCCGCGTTAAGCGCGGCCACTTTATGCCGCTAGGCGAGATTAGGCATTTTGCTGCCGGGATGGGGGTGCACGCTGAGTGCATGCGAAAGATCACACGCGGCGCCAACGGACCGCTTGACGATGTCGCCGAAAAAGGCGATACTACGGAAGTATCATCCGATAAGGAGGGTGTATGAGTAGTCAAGAGCCAAGTCTGGAGAATCTAAAGATCGGCATTTCGGCCGTTGAGCAGACGCTCAAAGAGTTTAACTCGGAGTTTGGCGATGAAATTCACCGCCAGCAGATTGCTTCCTGGGTTTTCCATAGCACCTGCGGCCGCCTCCGCGAGGGCGATTACGCTGGGCTTGACCCAGAGCAGTGGTGGCAGATTGCCGAAGGCGTGCAGCTCGGTGTTGATCACTGGCTGGACACCGGGAAGCCCTATGAGTGGGCGGTGACCGCCGATGAGTAAGCAAAGCGGTGATGCGCATGTCGAGTTGCGGAAGCAACAGCGGCAGCAGCATGAGCGGGTGTGGAGTCTCATCCGTGAGTCCGGGGTGAAGCGGCGATTCGTTGCCAAGCATCTTGGTGTATCCTACGGGTATCTGAACCAGGTCCAATATGGGCACGCGCCGATGACGGCGGAGATGCGACGACGATTGTCGGAGTATCTTGGTCTTAGTGAAGCCGAGCTATTTAGCTCGGAGAAGTGAGGTTAGGAATGGCATACGACAATGCACCGAAGAAGAAGTTTGCAGAGGACTATATTGATGTAGCGGAGCGCCTGCGCGCCTGGTATGAGGCATATCCAAATGCCCGTATCGAGACCGAGATTGTTTCTCTTAGCGACAAGCAGGTTGTGGTGAAGGCATGGGCGTATCGCGGTGAAACTTCCGACGAGAAGCCTGCCGGCACTGGGCACGCATCAATGGCAATCCCTGGCAGCACGCCGTATACACGCGGCTCAGAGCTCGAGAACACAGAAACGTCGGCTGTTGGCCGTGCGCTTGTAATGGCCGGACTCCCGTCGAAGAAGGTTGCGTCTGGCGATGAGATTCGCTCAAAGAGCGTCGCTCCAAAGGCAGAGAAGGTAGACCCAGTTGTTGCCGCTGCTAAGGAGATCTTCAATGACGACCCGGCACTGCTTGAGTGGCGTGATGCCATCAATGCGTCTGCAAGTTCTGCAGACCTGACGAAGGTCGCGCAGGAGATCGCAGCGTCCGCCCTTGATGCCGATCAGAAGCGCTGGCTTGGCCAGTACTACACGGCACGCAAGGCTGAGCTCGGCGCCTAATGCGCGAGCACGTCAGCATCAGCGAGATCCGCGAGTTCCAGGCCTGCCCTCTGCGGTGGTGGTACCGCTACGAGAATGGCCTGTGGACCGAAAAGACGAGCTCGTTCTTCGCGCTCGGAACTGCGGTGCACGCAGGTCTCGCTAACTGGTATGAGCCACTCAACGGCGGCAAGAAAGACGGCGACCTAACGATGCCGCTACGGCTGTACAAGGCAACATTTGCCGATGAGTCTGCCAAAGTCAACTGGGCCGACGAGTCTGACAAGGACCCGATTAGTCAGTCTGCCCTTGGCGAAGACATGCTCAAGGCAGCAATCTTTGAGGGCGACGATTGGACGGCAAAGGCAGTTGAGCGAACGTTCATGGCCGACATTCAACATAGCCGGCTGGGAAAGCTCCCAATCAAGCTGAAGTCGGTCTTGGACATGGTTACGACGACGAACGACGTGGTCGAACATAAGACTGCCACGCGGAAGTGGGATGAGGGCCGAGAGCATGGAGACATTCAGGCAACCGCTTATGTCTCTGTTGTCCGGCAGAACTACGATCACGACCCGAAGGTTACGTTCAACATCATCAGCAAGCACTCCAAGGGCCCAAATGTGGACCGACGCACCACGACCCGAACGCAAGACGACATCGACCGGCTGTACGTCACGGTCCGCGCGATGCTCGATGCCAAGGAAAAGGGCGCGATTTATCCAAACCCAACCGCGTTCGCACATGCGACGTGTGAGTTCAGGAAGTTGTGTGACAAATGGGAATCTCATCCGCAGCCACTCCCGGAAACGGCACGTGGGATGCTTACGGTGCTGCCATCCATCCGCCAGTCAGCGCTGACGAAGATGTACGGCGAGTGAACGACCTT